TATAACTTTATGAAAGAAGACGACGCAAAGAAGATAGCAGAAGCACTCGCTAAGGCCTTGAAGGCAGCCGGTATAGATGGCGAGGTGATGGTCGGCAAAGGTGATCCCGACAGCGACAGGGGCTTGAAGAACCTCGCGTCTATGTTCGGTGGTGGCGACCCTGACTTTTCGAAGCCCTGCGAGTCGGCGATGCACGAGGCGTACGCGATTGCTGTCATGAACGGCTTTCCTCCTAACACGTCGAAGGTCGTGAGAGATAGTCTTACCTGGACTACTGCTCGGCGTATTCCGCACAAGATAGACGCTGGCCAGCTCGGAGCAAGCATGGGAAGCCCCGAGTGGTGGCAGAGTCTTGGAAAAGGCCTGGGCTGGAAGGAAGATACGTCCGGCATAGGCATGGCCGAGTACATGATTCACTGGCACGAGTTTATAAACCACCTCAACAACGGCGAGGGAAAGAGGACTGCGGAGTACACGGATGAGTTCTTCGAGCCCTTCATCCTCGATTATCAGGAACGCCAGAAAAAGGCTGCGGAAGATCGCGGCTCATAAAACCCATGAACACATTTACTTTGCTTTTGGCTGCTCTTTCTCTGCTTCAGGCAGTCAACAGTCCCAACGTAGACGCGAAGCTTAGAGAACAGGCAGTGGTGGTCGCGAACCAAGCTATCGCTATCGCGGTAGAGCAGGGGACACAGGATGTGCAGCAGGAAGGCCTAAAACTGGCCCAGGAAGCACGTTCAGGGCAGAAAGAGCCAAAGGCGTCAGCAAGCCCTGAAAGTTCGGCAGAAGGCAAAACAGAGGCTTCTGTGGTGCTGTATCCGGTATGGCCAGGGAACCCTACGAGTTCTTGGAAGAAGATTCAGTACGATAGGGGCATACGTGAGTTTGCTGCCTTCCAAGGTGGACCGGCTGTTTATTTCCTTGAGAAAGAGAAGACCGGGTACATAAGCACGAGGTTCGGAGGCTAGAACGCATGGCTATTTCTGGCCGTAAGCGTTATATCCGGAAGACTCAGGAACGTCTGAAGTACTGGTCGCAGAAACGTTGGGGATCGCGTGTTACTAAAAACAAGAAACAGCCATGAAAAAGTACCCACCACGAAAGCACGATAAAAAGAAACGAGTGAGCAGGGCAGACTTTCCCTACATGCTCTTGCACATGGGAGGCGTTCCCGTTTCTCCGGGGAAACCGTGGCGTGCACGCAAAGGAACCAGCAGGGTGATGATAGTGAAGAGCAAGCTCAGGCTTTTGGACGCATGAAACTCTGGGTAGACGATATCCGTAGTGCTCCTGATGACACCTGGAACGTGGCTCGCTCTGCGACTGCGGCTATTCGAGCTATCGCTCGGTACCGTCACGAAATCAAGGTCGTAAGCCTCGACCACGACATTTCTCACCAGGTGCAGGTAGGCACTGTTTCGAGGCCGTATCCCTGCGAAGAGACGTTTGCTTCTGTCGCATACTTTATGGCCGAGATTTATAACGAGGACTGGCAGCCTCAAATCATTTTGCATACGAGTAACAGGGTTGCTGGGGATGAGATGTCAGCCGTGCTTTTGGAGCACGGGCTTCATTCCGAGAAGAAATACACCGGTGCCGCTAACAGATTAGAGATGGAGGTGTAATACTTGAAAGCGGAGACGTGAAGCACCAGCCCGTTCATGGCCAAGCCATCGGGACACCAAACCGCGTAGCGTCTCCACCAAGGCTCTTTTTCCACCATCCGAAAGGAGGTGATCTGTTGCGACTTACCGGCTGCCTACGTTGGGTGGCCGGTCTTTCATTCATCCCAGGCTCACGAGGCGTGTGCAACAGTTCGCCTATATGGACCCACTTACGATACTCATCATCGTGCTGCTTGTGATTGTTTTTGGAGGTTGGGGCTGGAACACGTGGAACGGACCTGCTCCTGCTGGCCCAGGCGGGAATTGGATGGGGTTGGTACTCGCGATTATACTGGTCATCTTGATTTTCAAGTATCTGCTTTAAATATCCCCAAGTGTGTACATAAAAGCCAGCCAGTCTGGTATGCTTATTCGAGCGGGTAGGACGAGTGGTAAGTCAGCGGTTTCATAAGCCGTGGAACTGGGTTCGACTCCCAGACCCGCTACGGGCCTGAACCAGATTAGACGGTATCTGCTCCTTGAAAGTGGCGAAGCTATGTTTGCAGACCAGAAAAACTGCAACACAAGAGACGACAAAAGTGAAATCGTTTCTCCGTTCTACAACACCGTTGGCGATCTGTTCGCAGAGAGCCAGTACGCGTTCGCTTGAACGGCGTGGCCGTAGAGGTCTTTCCTCTCTACCAAGCCATGTCATGAGTGAAAGTGTAAGCACCTGAGCCACCGTACGGTGCCCAAATTATCGGTGGTGTGTGCCCTCCTTCGACAAACGTTGCTGGACGTAAACCAGACAGGCTTCGTAGATACTTTCAAGGCAGGTTATCGGACGCGGGGGCAGTGCCCGCCAGGTCCACCCATGATGATAGAAGACCCGACGGACCTTTATTTCGCCTTGAACGAGCTTCGAGTGCTTGTTTTCATGGAGGCTGATGACCGCTCTGGTTTCCGGCAGGTGTTGCTCAATCGGGAGCAGTTTAAGAGAGTATCGGAAGCAATCGTACGTGAGCAGTGTCCAGATTCTCCAGATGGAGACAGAGTTGAGCACGTGCATGTCGAGATGTCGGAAGAACTTGTGCCTAATGAAACCTTCGAGGGCATGTCGAGTGTCGAGGAAGAGTCATGATTAAAACAATCGCAGAGGCTAACGCATTGCTTGGCGACAAGCACTGGCGTTTAAACAACCTTTACAACATAAAGACCAAGGACAAAAAGCTCTTGCCCCTATACATGAACCTTGCTCAGCAAGACTTCATCGGCAAGCGTGGCTCGTGGTCGTTCATCCTTAAAGCACGTCAGCTGGGGTTCACTACGCTGTGTCTCATAGACATGCTGGACGATACTATCTTCAACAAGAACGTAGCGTCAGCTATCCTTGCCCACGAGCAGCAGAAGGTCGTGCGTCTCTTTGAGATCGTGAAGCGTGCGTTCGATGGGTTGCCGGAGGCGATCAAGCCGCGAGTCTCTTTGGACAACCGGAACGAGCTTTATTTCCCAGACCTAGACAGCAAGATATACGTCACGATGGACACTCGCGGCGAAACCGTGAACAACCTGCATGTGTCCGAGCTGGCGTTCATTAAGCACGCAGAAGAACGCTTGGCTGCGACGCTGGAATCAGTACCTTTGGGTGGGAAAGTCACGTTCGAGACTACCGCCAACGGCATGGCTGGGTATGCGTACGATGAGTGGGTTGACGAAGGCTCGGACTTCCACAAGTTTTTCTACAACTGGATGTGGGACGCAGACTATACGTTGCCTACTACGAAGACCATCGAAGAGCTTGACGCTGAGTACGCTGGGCTGGCTCTGCAATACGGCCTTATTCCTGATATCGCTTCGCGTTTCAAGCTCACGCCAGGCCAGTATGCGTTTTACATATCCAAAGCAAAGAGGCACCGGCAGTTGGTTTTGCAAGAGTACCCCACGACCGACATAGAGGCGTTCATCTCATCAGGTAGGGCGTTGTTCCATGCTACCGACCTGGCCAAGCACGCAGCGGAAGAGCCGAGTGAACGCAAGTGGGGCGATTTGCTCGTGTGGGAGGCACCCCTGAAGGGCTTTCTTTACACGATGGGCGTGGATACGAGCGAAGGGCTGGGTGGCGATAACGCGTGCATCCAGGTCATAAACGCACATACGGGCGAACAGGCAGCCGAGTACGCGAACCCCAACATCGCTCCTGACCAGCTCGCAGATATCGCTCTCAACATCGCTCGTTGGTACAACAACGCACTCATCGTGCCGGAAATAAACTCTTCGGGTATCTCGTTCGTTGACCACATCAAGAGCAAGTACTTGAACTTGTACCGACGGGAAGTGCTCGACCGACGTACGAAGGAAATGACCGAGGCCATAGGCTGGCGTACGACGGGAACCAGCAAACCCCTTCTGGTGAATGCACTCGAAGAAGCCGTGCGTGAAGAGTTCGTAGGTATCAAGAGCAAGCAGCTGCTTTTGGAGATGCGTACGTTCGTCAGGACAGACGAGACGGGCAAACAGGGGTACGGTGCGGAGGGCAGCAACCATGACGACCGAGTGATGGCCTTCGGGCTGGCGTACCAAGGCATCAAATGGCTGCCGAAAATGAAGGCACCGGAGAACGTGGCCCAGAAGAAGCTCCGAGAGTACATCGAAAAGAAACAGCTCAGCCAGCATTTTGGTGAAGAACAAGCCGGACGCATGATCATGGACAGGAGAAAAAGGAACTACGCGATACGCGGTTCGAAGATATGAACGTGAGTTGTCCACAAGGTGTACTCTTGATGAAAAGCGTGTGCTACTATTCGTTTATTCAACGCATATTTGACCGAGTATGATGGCGACTGAAAATCTTAAACCGTTACCGCCTCAGCCAGAGGTTGTTCCGGCATACGCTCCTGACGGCGATGAGCTGAAAGTCCGCAACCAGTGGTGGAGGAGAAAGAACGAGCTCCTGAACTCTCGCAAGAACGTATACGGCATAGACATAGACCAGCAGATGCGTGCGATGGACGTGGCGTATTTCAACCGTGTCGCGAACATTCCTCCGAGTGAGCTGGACCCGAATCAGCAGCCTATAGCCATCAACAATGCGTTCGGGAAGATTCAGGCGGCACTTGCTATTTTGGTAGACAGAAGCCCGGAGATTACGCTCGAAGAGAACAATCAACGGTACTCCGCAAACCGCGATTTGCTCAAGGGCCTCGCGAAGTCCAGCTGGCGTGCGACTAACTCACTGGGCCAGCTCAAGCTCTCTATTTTCAACTGTGCTAAACGTGGCTGGTTCGTTGGCCGCACGTTCCATCGCAAGCTCAAGCATGATGCTCGTTTCCTTGAACGTATCGAGGAAAAGAAGGGCAAGAAAGAGATGATCTATAAGAAAAAGCAGATCACCAAGGTGGACGATATCGCATACATGAACCTCAACAACTTCAACGTGT